GGTGATTTAGGATTACCAGCACCATAAGTAAAGTTAGATGTAGGAACAATAGCCGCTCCATATTTAATACCACTTACTGCCGCTTGGCTTACTGTATTAGGGTTTGGTGGCGTGCTTGAATTAAAAGCATTGTTTACTGTTATTGAACTTGATGGACCGTATTCACCTCTGCCAACTCCACCCATTGAATTAAATGGTTCGCTAGTTACATAAGGAGAAACAGTAGCGCTAGCCATAGATGCCGCCGCCGCTTGTGCCGCGCTGATAGCCGCAATCAATGCCATAGTTTCTCTTAACTTAGCCTGTAAATCATCTAGTTTCTTTTGTGTGGCTTTGTTGATTTCATCAATAGCCTTTTCATATTCTTTCTGAGCCTTTAATAAAGCATCAGTTAAATCTTTTTGTGCTTCAGCAAGTGCTTCATCTCTAACTATTTTTGCTTCAGTCATGGCTTCTGAGTAAGCCTTATTAGCCTCTGCCATGCTTTGCAATAGTTCAGCATCTACTTCTGCTAAAGAGTTTTTAAGATCTATTGCTACTTGTGAATAAGCGGTGCGTAGTTCATCAGTTGCCAACTTACCGCCAGCGTTCATAGTTGTTGCTAGTGCATCTAATCCAGTTCTTGATGTTGTATCAACAGCGCTCCACAAATCTTGCAATTCTTTTGTGGCTTCAGGGCTAGCCGCTTTTAGAGCATCAGCAATTTTGTTGCCAATCTCAGGACCGTTTTTGACTACTTCCTCAATAAATACTTGGCTGTAACCTTTACCAGCAAGATCTGCGGCGTTCTCTTGTAGTTTTTTAGCACCAGTTAAACTTGCTTTAAGTTTAGTAATTAATCCGCCAGCATCAGAACCTGTACCAAAAGCCTCAGTTAAATTAAATGATGTCTTAGATGCAAAGGCTGAACGCAAACGGTCAATAGATTGTTGCAGAATGGAGCGTTCTTTTTCTGCGGCAGACTTAACTAAATCAGATCTTTTTTCTGCGGCAACCTTTTGTATATCTGTAATTCTTTCTTGCTTTTCTTTTTCTATCTCTACAATTTTTTTATTGTAAGACTTAGTAATATCTAATACGCGTTCATCATAACGCTTGTGTAATTCAAATTGTTTGTCCTGGTAATCTTTTAATTCTTCAGCCTTTTTCTCAGCCGCTTCAGCAGTTACTTCATTCATTTGGGCATAAATTTCTTTTACATCTTTCATGTACCCATCAATTTTCTTTTTATCAGCCGCGCTTATTCCGCCGCCTTTGCCCGCGCCGCCAGTAGTTGTACCTTTAACTGCTGTATCAACTGACTTAGCAGATTTGTCAGCCTGCTTACCCAATTTATCTAGATTAGAGGCTAGTTCTTTAGCCTTTCTAGCCGCTCCGTCAGCAAAATCAGATATGCCGTTTAGCCCTTTGTTCATAACATCTAGACCAGCCTTGGCGTATTTACCAACACCAGGAAGATGTGAAAGAGCAGACAACAAGGCACGCAATGGACCTGTTGCTACTTTCATAATGCCTTCAAATACTTTACCGATCATAGGCACAATAGATGCAAACGCCATTAAACCTGCTTTGCCAGTAGCAATAACAGCATTTCTAAACGCTTCATTTGATTTAAATAATCTAACTAAACCTACGGCTACCAAACCAATAGCGGTAGCAATAGCCACCATAGGATTAACTTTTAGCACAGCATTAAATGCCATTTGTGCAATTTTGGCCGCATTAACAGCAAGTGTGTACGCACCCCAAGCGGCAGTAAAAGTGGCTAAGGCAATAACAAATACTTTTACATCATCTTTATTTTTGGCAAGAAAATTACCAAACTTTTCTAATCCACTAATAATAGGTTTCAACACTAACAATAAACCTTGAAATACAGGTAACAATCCAGCACCCAATGCGGCTTTAGCGTTTTCCATTTTGGCTTGCAATATTTTCATGGTGTTAGCAGTGCCGTCAGCAGTTCTTGCAAAGTCACCCTGTGCTAATGCTGAGTCTTTCATAGCCAATGAGAAAGCCGCTTGTGCCTTAATTGCAGGTGGTAATACACCGCTTGTAGTCTTAATCAAACCCATACTCATGGCTTCTTCTTTTAATCTAACTTCAGATAAAGCAATACCAAATTTCTTTAGTGGTTCTGTTTCACCTGACAAACCTGAGCGTAATGCTAGTAACGCATCATCAACAGATGTGTTGTTAAAAGAGGCCATATCAGATGCCAACTGCACAAGGCTAGTGGACATTTTTGTAGCGCTATCTTGACCAATACCAAATGCTTGGAATAAGTTTCCGTAAGTACCAGCCGCTTCAATAGTTTTTTGTTTTGATAAACCCATAGCCTCAGCAGATGTATTTGCCCATTTTTCAACAGCCTGTGCGTTTTCACCAAAAACCACATTCATCTTAGATAAAGATTCATTCATATTGCTTGCCGCTAATATGGTGTCTTTACCAAATTTAACTATTGCTGTACCAGCAAATGCAACACCCATGGTTGCACCTACTTGTTTGATCTTTGTAATAAAACTAGACATACCTGTTGATGCAGTTTTTACACTGTCATCTACGCCTTTAATTGCATTTGTAGCCTGGGTCAAACCAGCCTTTAGATCATTAACATCTGCTTGTAATTTAATTACTAGGGGGTCAATTGTTGCCATTTTATCCCCTCAATTTCTCTTTGATAGCAGTTACAAATACACGCTGAACTGTACCGTTTCTAATCATCATTAGAGCGGCAGGTTCTAAGTATGGATATTTTACACTTGGATTCTGTGGTAAGCCTTGTTCAACGGCACGGGCATAAACCATTGATGCGCCAACCTCTGCTATGTAAGTACCAAATCCTGTACGGGTGGTTGTATGAATAGATCTTTTTAAATTACCTGTAACTGTGTTTGGTCCAGTACCGCCAATGTGTCGCGGAGGTGTAATTCTTAGCCAAGCATTTCCAGTTTTTTTGCTAACCCTTTTTTCATAAGATCTAGTTCCTTGGAAATTTAATACTGCCTGGCGCTCAACAACTAAACCTGCACGCAGGATTCCTATTTGAACGCCTTGTTCTATTGCTTGGGCCGTGGTTTTAAAGTCTTTTAGTACATCATCTAGATTCTTGATAAAAATTGCGCCGCCAGCCATTAACCATTAGCCCTTTCAGCCTTCACCTGTTCAACAACTGTCGCAATTGCTAACAGCCAATCTGCTGTGCCAGCAGGAAGGTTATCTACCTGTTCAGGTGTCCAACCAAATTTATCTGCCATAAAATAGTAGTTCCATTGTTCATCAGGGAAATCAAACGCCTCATGGCGCTCGCCACCCTCTAACAGCCATTTTAGCCGTTGGAGTTGGCGATAATCGCTTTTGGGTTTGCCTCATTCTCAGGCGTATCTGAAAGGCTTGGCAATAACGCTTTTTGAATTTCTTTTGTCTTTTCTACTAAAGCATCAAAATCAGCAATGGATAGTTCTTCTAAGCTTTCTTTTTTAACCATAGGAACTGGAAAATCAAAACTCCATTCAACTACTAGCATCTGAATTAATGTTTCAGTCATGGCCAGTGCTTTGTTTAATTCACTATCTGTTTCTTTATCAACGGTTTTGTATAGCATTTTACGGTCCTTGTATCGGATCGTATTTTCATCACGCAAAGTTACAGTTGCGCCTGATGGTAATGTGATTTTCTTTGATTCTGACATTATGCCTCCTGGTTAAATTGCCTTCCTACAATCATACTTGAAGGAGTAAGCGGGCGGGAGGGCGGGAAGGCAATCGCCCTACAACCGACCCGCTTACTCTAGGATTTATTTATGCGTATGTGCCTGATGCTTTAGCGTTCTGCAACACCCATTTGATAGGTGAGTAGCCGCCTGAAGAACCAGCATCTGTGGTATTTGATTGACCAATTAGATCAATAGTTACCTGTACAAAATCTTCTCCGCGCTCAATTACGCCAGCAGTGTAAGCACCCTTGGTAATTGTTGCTTGAAGTTGTACTAACGCCGCACCTGTGCCATAAGACCAGTTAAGAACAATTGCAGGTTGAGTGTTATTTAAGAAATTAAGTAATTGGCTGTCATTTTCCATTACAAATGTAATCTTGCCAGTTACCTCTAAAGGTCCAAGGAATACTTGGTACGGATCTTGTGTGTTTGAGATTCCGTAAATTGGAGTTGCAGGGCGCTTCATGTCAATGTTTCCTGACATAGCAGTTGTTACCTGTGAACCAGCAATTGAAACAGTGCCGCGCCATACTGGAGTAGGTAGGACTGTTGAGAATGTAGGTGTTGGATCTGCAACTAATTCAGATGAAAAACCTGTTGTTTTAGTGTCATATTCCAACATACCATCTGCGTTAAATTTCAATGAGAAATCAGAGAATTGGCAACCAGGATATGAACGCACGTCAACAGCATAAAAATCTGTAAGTGTGTAAGAGATTGGTTGAACATCAACATTTGAGGTTAGGCTGTTGAATAAAGACATTGTGTGGGTAAATGGTGCAGAAGCGCCTGTTGTTGCTACTGATCCAAGAAGTCCAGCAATTGCATAGCCAACAGTGTCAGCAAATACAGCGCCACCATAATCAACTGTTGAACGGGTACGGCCTTGAATGTAGGCGTAGTTTAATACATTTGATCCACGCAGACCTGTATCAAATAATGGATCAACAATATCAACAGGCTTCAATGAGTCTTTTGATACTGGAATAAAATCGGTTGGTGCTACGGCAGTACCTTTGGTTACTTCTTTAGCAATACCAAGGTACGATCTAACGGATTGTTGCACGGCCATTTGGTTACTCTCCTAATTTCTTGTCTGTTGTTACAGACACTTTTGTTGTTTCAGATTCTTTTGTAAACGCAGGTTTTGCTCCAGCAGGCGTTACATCTTTTGCAACAAATCCTTCAGGTGCTTCAAATTCATCACCAGGTTTTACAGTGATCCCAACACTAGGGAACACGCGTTCATCTGTTCCATTGTACTTGTATTTCATCATGCTCCTTATGCTTGGATCATCTGTGTTACGGGGAATTGTATCTCAGCAAAGATTTCTGTAATGCCTTCTTTCTCAGTGCTAGGTTCTCCGTAGCGGGCTTGTATAACTGGTTCAGCGCCTTGCCATACAAGGTTGCCCGTAGTATCGCCAAAATTATGATCTGATCTAAGGCGTTCTTTAATGTTATCTACAACATTGTCAAAATCTGACATAACTGTAAGGCTATCTCTGTGAAATGAGATGCAAAAGATCTGAAGAATTACGGTGTAATCAATACGCTTCCAACCGTTAGTAGCGCCACCAATAGCCAAACGATTTTCATATTCATCAGCAATATAAACAACAACTGCGCTACGGGTCATCTGACCTGCCTGAGCGTTTATTTCATAATTAATATTTTTAGGAAAAGAAGTAAATACTTGATTAACATTTTCAATAGGTGGATTAGATATAAATTCTGACAATGTAGCGCGGACTGCACTGCGACCTGTAAGAGTTGATGTAGTCATTATCTAATCCTGCGGTACTTGTTTACCATATCTAAGGCCAAAGCAATTTCATTGCCATAGCGCTCTACATTGGGCGTATTACTTGCAGGAGTAGTGGTGTATTGCATTGTCAAAGATCCAGCGCCACGCATCTTAATAAAAGCAGATGTAATTAATACACAAGCCTCTTTTAAAACATTTGGCATGTTGCTAAATACTGCACCTGCGTCATGGGCAAAAACTAATGGACTACTTAAAGTTACGGTTGAGTTTCCGTAGGTATAGGTGGAACTAACTGTTACCCATTCGTTCTTATAGGTGTCAATTAATCGGTAGCGTTGCCCTGGAATAATGCCTGTTGGACTATCTACCACTATGGAGGTTGCTCCAATGGCTGTATTTGAGGCTAGAGAGGTGTTTACAAAGCCTGAAACATAGGTGTATTTGGTAAATGTCCACCCCGTTGGATTGATGCCTCCAAACTGAATTGGGCCTTGTGAGGTGTAGTTAAACCCAAGTAAAGGGCTAGGAATAATGATCTGTTGGCCTTCAAACCAGCATTTAGAACAATCTGAGATTGCATACAACTCATTTGGGTTTGCCCCATATTCAAAAGAAGATAAAGAAATGATTGGAGAGTTATTTGGGTGTAATGCGTAATACCCACCTGATGCTGAATATCTAATTCTCTGTGTTTCTGTGTATTGATCCGCTACTAAATTTTGATTTAAATACTCATTCATAAATGAAGATGCACGCAAAATTACATTTGCTAATTCCGCATCTTGCGCTTGTTGATTACCGTTTACAACTAAAGTGCTTAAAGGTAAAGATGTAGGCGCGTTTTTATATTCCGTTACAGAGATATATGGGTTTTCTCTAAAGGTATCGGAAGTAATGCCTACTGTCATTTGTTATTCTCCATCTCGCTGTGGCGTAGAACTTTCATGTCCGCAACGCCCACATTTTCTAAACCAACCATTAAAGCCACATTCTACGCAAGTAAATCCGCGTGTGCGGTCCTCAGCAGAAATAGGATTTAATGATGCCTCAAAATAACCTTCAGCCTTCATTGCTTTTTGATGCGCCTTGTTCTCTACATGATAAACACCTTGGCGATCTGTGTAATAACTTTTGCCGCCAATTACTGTTTCTTTTACACCCTTGTCAGGTGCTATAAATTTAGACATTTTTGCCTCCTGATAAACAGAAAGGGTGCGCCTTTTCGGAGGACACACCCTTTCTTTATTTAGTTGTAACTTACGCTGGAATGATACCTGAAACTGCGCCGTTCCATGCAGGAGCGGTACAGAAGAATGTTCCACGGAAGTAAGTTGAGAAGTCATAAGTGAACTGAGTTACAGGCCATTGGATACCCATGTAATCCTGTACTAAGAAGTTCGCCCAAACATCAGAAACTTGTGTATCAGGAATTGGCAAAGTGAATGATAGAACTGGGGCTACGCCTGAGTTCAACCATGGGTGAACCATGATGTCCACTGCTTTTCCTGTTACTTCGTTCTGTAAACCAGTGACAATAGAACCATAAGTAGTTCCTGTTTCACCTGGTTGATTAATTACCAAACGGTAGTTAGCGGTTGATCCGTTTTTGATCGCATCAGATAGTTGCTTACGATCATTTCCGTTCATGAGAACCATGTCAGGATCAGCCTTAACATTTTGGTACAAGTTAGCAAAAACAGTTTGGAATTCTACACCTGGGTTAGCAGTTGAGAATGTGCTGTTGATTGCGTTGTTGAACCCTGTGTTTGGACCAAGGACTGTTGGAAGGATTCCGTCATAACCTGTTGCATAAGCAGAAGTGTTTGTGTTAGCGCGAGATGCCGCCGCTCCTGTTGTAGAAAACGCAAAGTTATTTGCAGGAAGGTTAGTTGCAGATGCACCTTGAATTGTTACTGATGATGCACCCTTTACTGTACCAACATACTTACAGTTTGCTGTTCCTGTTGCAGTTCCAACATAAACATTGTATCCAAGTGCGCCAGTTGAACCTGTGAAGGAAACAACTAGAACATCACCAGTAGCAACAGTTTCTGATGCAACTGCTGAAACAATGGACTCACCAAAGCCGTTAGCAGAAATACCTGCGTCAGCAGTGATATAAATATAATAAGTTCCTGAAGCCAAGGCTGTTTGTGAGCCTGAAGCCGCAGGTGATGATGCTACAAGTGCTGTTGGTGCGGCAATCACACCTGAGTAACCTGAAGCAGTACCGCGTGCCATAAGCATCATGCGTTCTTCCATAAGCATTGTTGCGTACAGAGTAGAAGTTGATGATAACTGGCGTAGATCTTGGTAACCCAAACCTGAGAAATTAGCATCAAAAGATACCTGATCAGATAGTGAGTATGAGTTGTAAGGCAAGATCAGATCATCTGCTGTGTAAGAGATCTGAGGACCACGGATTAACTCTAGAGGTGTTGCGCCACCGCCAGCAAAGTTATTCTGTGTGCTTTCTGTAATACCTGGCCAAATTTGTCCTTGTCCACCAGTACCTGTACCTGTGTAACCAAGAATTCTTTTTACACGGTGTGAAGTACCAATTCCCTTTTTGCGTGGAATTCTGTTACGCAAAGGAGTTGGGCGTGGAGTCAGTAACTTAGCAGGTGCTTCTAAGTCAAAAGCCGCAAATGATGTATCAAGTGGGCTAGTAAGTGTGATTTCTTTTTGAATGTCTTGCATTGCTACGCGTTGCGCGGCAAGTGCATTGTTTAATCCAGCAGATGCTTCAGCAGAAAGTGACTTGTTTGCTACAAGTGCTTCCATTGTTGCTAAAGGATCAGCAGTTGGTGCTTGTCCTGGAACATGAGATGCGTGTGAAAGACTCTTGCTTAATTCAGCAGAAAATTCTTCAAAACGCTCTGCGGCTTCTCTTGGACTAGCATCACTAAAAAGGTCAGCGACCTTTGGAGCGTTCAGTGCCATGGTTATCCTTTCAGAGATAATTTAGTTACTTATTAAGAGATTCATCATGCTTGCTTAAAAATTCTTCAGCAAGTTGTTTGTATCCCTTAGCAAGAACTGGGTCAGTTGTTGCTTGTGCTTTCGCTTTATAGACGGCGGCCTTAGTTAGCAAATCAGATGTTGCTTTCACATCTATTGGATTTGCTGTCCGTTTTGGTCCGCCACCGATAGCCAAAGATTTAGCGGTTGCCAACTCAGTTTCCAAATTCATTGCTCTAACCTCAGCCGCCTCTTTTGCGGACACAAGGTTTGCAATCTCTGATTTGAGAGCCTTTGTTGCTTTATCTACCACTTCTTCTACTATGGCTTCTAACTTATCTGCGGAATTTTCATCAGCAGAAACTTCTTTTGCTTCTTCAGCAGGTGCTTCTTCAGTTGCTACAACTTCTTCTGCAACTGTATCTGCTACTTCTAATCCGCCAACTTCAGCAGATTTAGGTGAGTCAGATGGAGGAACAATTGTTGCTGTATCTAGATTTGCGCCAGTTTCACCAGTAGGTGTTATATCTTCTGCCGCATCAGATTTGCTCATGTATTTATCCCAACATTTCATTCCATATTCATCAGATTTTCCTGCTTCTTTGCAACGCTTCATAAAAGCATCTTTAGTTTCACCCTTAGCAGGGATCATTTCTTTATCATCTGCTTTACTAGACAATTCAATTTCTGTTTCTTCCATTACTTCTCCCTCTGCTTTCTCGCCTTCATACCAAGCGGCAAGGTGTGCTACTGCTTCTAATAGATGTGAAATAGATCCAATTTCGTTACTGCCTTGTTTCATTTCTTGTGCTTCAACGGAAATTAAATTAGCAAGTGCTTCGCGGGCCGCTTCAAATTGAGTTTTATCAAACTTTAGAAGATCGCCCACAATGGACTTAGGTATTGAGATAATTGTTTTTTCCATTGAGTCACTTTCTTTCTCTGATTTATTCTCAGATTGTATTAGATTATTTTTCTGAATTACTGAAGTTTCATGTAATTCTTCTACCTGGATTACGGTTTCATCTCCTGATGCAGACTTAGCCAAAACCAATTGGCAGTTAGGGTTTGCAGGGCGATCTACCAGGGAAACTTCAACAATCTGTCCATCTACAATCCGACCATTAGCCGCTTTGTGATCGCGGACTACGCGTGGGTTTTTAATTCCAATAGAGAAACCTTTAAGCACTCCTGAGTCCACCTTCTTAACAGATACTGGATCTACTACCAGGGCAGTGATGTAATGACCGTCAGTTTTAGCCTCATATTCTTTAGCAACGCCAGCCGCAATGTTGCTGTGTTGTTCTCTGATGTTGCCACCTGATTTAAACCAATGTGGCATGGCGCGATCTAACCATTCACCGTCACAGATTTGTTGATCAATGTCTAATGAATCATCAGTTGCTTTTCCGTAAACAGTCATAGTGCCGTCAGCGTTACGGTCAGCCTTTTCAATACTAAAAAATGATGTTGTTAAATTGGTCATTATTTATTTCTCCCTTATTAAGCAGTGTAAGTTATGACAATTGCTCCAACCGCAGATGCGGCGGCAGAAATACCATAAATAACATCATTTGGATTTACATAAAATGTTTGTGATTGGGCATTAGGAATTGTGCGCCCAATGGTTGCACCTGATGTGGTGATGGTGCTATCTCCAATAAAAATTGCCGCGCTGTGACCATTGTAAATAGTTACAGGTGTAAGCGCTCTTGCGTTTTTGCTTACTGACAATAAAATTGTTGCTGTGGTTTGCGTACTAGCATTTACATGCTGTGTGGCCATGTTATTCCTCTATCCATTCAACGGTTAAAGCCTTAGCGCTAACTGTATCAATTTGTTTCTCTGCGCGTTGTAATTCTGCATCAACCTCTTTGTCATATTGCTTCACCATTTCCTTGGCTTCTGCTACCCCTCTTTCAGCCAAGTAATAAAGTTCCTGTAATGTCGCTTCTTTTGGATCTATAAAATCTACTGGATCGCAACTTTCTTCTTTATCATTCATTAATTACGCCTCCTTTATTGGTGTCTGTTTTGTGTATTTAGCAGGCAAGCCTGTCAATACCCAGTTTCTATATGGTTGCGGTACTTCATCAATTGATGATGCCTTTGTGTACCAATCTCTAAATTGATCAAGAACCTCAGCATCTTCTATCTTGTTTACTTTAAAACTGTTAATTGCTGTTGCCCATTTTATGCTTATTACATGATCTGTAATCATTCTTTTACCCTCACTGCCCCTCTGTTTAGGATTACATAGATGCCACCATCTTCATCTACATGTTTGATTGCGTCATACCCATTAACTGCGGCATAACGGCCTGGATCTCTAAATAAGATACCCAGTTGCCTTGCTTGTTCTTCTGTTATATCGCCAAAACTATCTACAAATTTGCCCATTTCAGGATTGTTATATGGGCGTTTAAATGCTTTGTCATAAAAAGCATTACTTGCTGTTTTAGCACCATTCTTAGCATCTTCCATATCTATTACTTTTGCTTGTGGTGATAAAGCCATAGTTATTACATTGTTAGGATTATCTCCTGCGTATTTAATTACATAGTTTAGATCAGTTCCTGCATAAACACCATTTCCAGCAACGCCTGTACCTACATACATCTCACCATCTTTAAATTCTTTAATCATCTGATCAACAGATTTAGTAGAACTGGCAGTTAGTCCACGGTGAATAATCGGTGTTCCTAATTGCTCTAATACAGCAAAATCATTAGCACCCAAAACGGTAGGTTTAGCAGTAAAACCTTGCGCTTGTAATATGGCTTTTAAGCGGTCATCTCCAGTGTACTTAAAAGCCTCTATGTATTTTTGTGTTGCTCCATCATAAATAGTAACTATGCCCATTTGATTTTCTTTTATGTCAATAATTTTAAGCATTTCTTGTTTATCAAATTCATTTTGATTGTTGTATTTGGCTTTGACCGTTTTAGGCTTAGGAGGTTCTACTGCAATAGGAACAGGAACAGGCTTAGGTTGTACTACCCCGCCAGGAACTTTCCAGCCAAATTCAGTAGCCATTGCTTGAACTAACTTATTGTCAGTTTGTCCAGCAGTCCTGTAATACTCAGTAAACATTTCAGCGTAGAACTCTTTGGTGTTTTCACCTGAGTATCCGCTCTTAAAGGCATCAGGAAAATCTTTTTTAACCTTAGCAATTACCTGAGTTGTTCTTTCAGCCTGTCTTGATATAGAACCTTGGGCTAAATTATCAACTAAATGACCCCATTCATGTGCCAAGGTATATTGGAATTGAGTAGTAGTTGGCGTTACTGGCATTTTAAATTTGCCTGCACTGCTTACTTTTAACTCTGTATCTTTAACAATTTTAGGAGTAACCCATAGATCTTCTTGACCAAGATATGCCCAACCATATTTGTTTTTACTGTCTTTAGTAATGTGGACCACGGCACGATCTTTAGGATTACTTAATTGTAATTTCTCTACTTCATCAATTACTTTTTGACGGATTTCTTCTTTGACTGCAAGGCCTACGCCACCAAATTGCACTTCTATTGGACCGTTTTTGTAAACAACACCTTTGGCTACAAAATCCCGATCCATTTTCTTTGCATGAATATCATAAATAACAGCCGCTCTTGCTCTGTCTATTGGGCTAGTTCGTGAGCGTATGATGTTTGATAGTTCTACTTCTCTCATGGCCTCTCTTGGTACAACTTCCCATTTGCCAGGTATAAATGGTCGGCTATCTAGTTCATCATAAAGTGCAAATGCTGGATTAACAGATACAGGCGCAACTACTGGAACAGGTGTTGTAGGAATTGGTATAACTTCAGGAGTAGGTGGAGTTACAAGAGTTGTACCAGTTGGGGCTAAATCATCTTCTTCCATTCCAGGAATTATTGGCAATAAAACGCAACGGCAGTGTGGGTGTTGGGGTGGCTGTGTTGCCCCAGTAGGAAATGATGTGCCAATAGGAACTACTGCACCTGCATTTTGAGCGCATTTATCACATGGATCTGACACATGCCATTCCATCTTTTGTAAATCAGCATCTTTATAGCGTTGAATTGTTGCCGCAGACATGGCTCTGTTCTGTTCCGTGATTGCAATAGTTAATGCTCTTGATGCGCTAGCCACATGTTTGCCTATAAGAATTGAGGCGCGTTCTGCATCTAATCCAAGTTCTACCGTAGTTGCTAAGGCATTACCTATATCAGTAAGGCTGGCTCTTTCCATACCTTTGATAGTTGCATTAGTTTGTTCTAATAATCTTTGGAAAGCCCCTGGCCTGCGCAACATTAATGCTGTTGCTCTATCGCCTGGTTGCCAATTCTTCCAGTCAATGTAGCCATCATCAGCCGCTTTGTTAGCCTGGATTGTTTTCTTGATCCATTCATCAGCCGCCGCTTCACCCAGGACATAAGCCTCTGCCCAAGTTCGCCATAGCGTTGATGCCAGGGCTTCAGTTCGCAAGCGCACATTCATAATTGCCCAAGCGCGAGCGCGGGAATTATCTTGTGCTTTGTTTGGCGTAGAAATTGGTTGCGTTTCTTGATACTGCAAAAAGATCTTCTTGTAATCGGCCATTTCCATAAGAGCCGCCCTGATCTTGGTTGCGTTCTTTGCCGCTATGCGCCCATCTGCCTCTAGAGCGCCCTGGATCATGTTAGATAAGCCTTAGCGAGCGCCCTAGCAGTTTCTAAATCACCGTCAAAAGCACACCGATTAAGTGCATCTCCCACAATTGGATCTAGGCTTTTGAATTCAAACAATCTTGCCCGTTTGCCTTTGTTAGCCCACTTCATAAATGCTTTTACTTCCGTAGATTGTGCTTTTTCAACTTCATCAGATTCAATTCTTTCTTCTTCCGTGCCTTCTTTCTCAGGTTTCTGATTAAGCGGATTAGGAGTAGTTGCTTCTGTTGGGGTTGCGTCAGGACCTTCAAGAGTTGGAGCAGATGAAGATGTTGCCGCGTTGATGATTCCGTCAGGGGAGAACAAGTACACGCTAGATCCTGACACAAGCATTGGCATGTCGGCTTGTGGGGTATCAAGCAATGGCAATCCAAGTTCTGATCTGCGTTCATTGATTGTTTTTCCTCCACTGGTTACCTCAATCTGTGACTTACGCGCATTTTCTTCATTGTCCATACGCTTTGATGTCATAAGTTTGAATTCAAGTTCCCGTGGCATACCTAAATATGTGTAAGAAAGATTTGTAACCATCTTTGAGATCCAGTTAGCAAGCGGTTGGATTCCAATAGCCTCAGCGTTTTCAGCACGGCCATCTTCAAATCCACCGCCGCCTAATCCGCCCTTTGGAGCAAACCCAATCTCAGCAGGTTGTACGCCGTAGTGACCGCAGATGCTGGTAATCAAATAATCATCAAGTGTGTCTTTAAACTTTTCGCCATAACCCTCATTAACGATTGGGGCTAAACCTTTAGGTAGTAAGCGAGCGCGTTTACGCTGTTGAGTTTGTCCTGCAAGATCATCATTTAAAATGTTTTCATAAGCGCGTAGCAAATCAGGGTTAGTACCCCAATCTTCATCAGTAGTAAACATCAGATCAGGCATTACACCGTCTGTGTATTCCGCTCTAATCCATTGCTGGCGGCGTAGATAAATGTCTGCTAGCGGTAGCGCTCGCTCTGTTGGGCTAAATCCATATACAGAAATAGAACGGCGGTTACGCACACAATAAGCCAATTGATCAGCAGTAAATTCACCATCTGCCTTTGGATCTTCGTCAGTTGCAGAGAATTCAGAGCGTGGGAAACCATAAAGGATCTGCTGGAAAGCCGCATTAGGTGATAATGGGCGCATACCGCGATCATCAATTAAAGGTTTGATAGTTGCACCATCAAGAATTTGGAAACCAAATAAATCTCCGCCTACTGTTGGTTGAGGATAAATAGCCCAAGCATCAATAACAAGAATGTCCTCTAGCGCAATGTTTAGCCAATCAGTCCAGGTGTATCCATTGGCTTTATCAGGCACTTCCCAAAATTCACGCAATCTATTAATTTCATCTGTGTATTGATTGCGGGCTTTTGCCATAGCACGCACATGATCTCCACCTGATTCAGCCGCAATCTTTTCAGATGCGTCAGTTCCCATAACAATGTCAAACTCTAAACCTGACATTTTGTTTTTAATTACCTCAATACAACGGCGCAAAATATCAATCTGTTCTGATGCGGCTCTTAATGTTGTAAATGGAACAAGGCGTGTTTCCGTAATGTTGATGTTTTGTGCAACTTGGTATTCATAACGGCGTGGCTGTGGCCGACCAGTAGCAGGATCAATTGGGTTGATAGCACCTGGTGTAATTGGATTACCAGGACCAAATGGAACGGTTGCAGAAAATGGTGCGCGTGGTAACGCAACACTATTGCCATAAGTTTGTTGCATGGCTAATCCGCTTTGTGCCATTAATGCGTCAGTGCCAATAGTTGTTGTACCAGCAGGAAGGTTTGGACCTTTTTCTAAATTGCCAGTTGCTATTGCTCTTGCGATACGGTCACGCAGACCCATGTGTATCTCCCTTTATCCCCTTGTACTGCGGGAAGTTATTAACCTTGGACTACAACTCTATACTGATTTGAAGTTGGC